TTTTATCAAACTGAGGTAAATGACCCAGAAAATGATAAAAATTGGCACGATGTTACACGTAGAGAGACCATAGAAGGTGCAGAAGCAGCAATTGATGGCAGCATCGACCATTTCTCAAAGAAATTAGAGGCTACAAAAGGCCCTAAAGTGATAAAAACATTCGAATAGTGAAATTAATTAGTAAAATAGGCTTAATCGCTATGGGATGGATCAGTATATTAACTGCAATATTCTTATATTATATATCTATTAAGTCTATTTTATTAATATTTAACATTTAAAACAAAAATTATGGCAAACACACCATTTAAAATGAAAGGATTTGGAGGTTTTGGTAACTCTCCAGTAACAAAAAAAACAAAAGTCGACGATACCGACGTACTTTACACTGGAGGTAGTAAAGGTAAAATAAGCACTACCAGACATATTAAAAAGACAAGTGAAAAAAATCCTGCTGATTATAAGCGAACAGTATATCAGACTAAACAACGTAAGGTACAAACACCAGGATCTACCAATTACCTTAATGTAAAACCAGGTGCAGGTGAAATTACAGACGTTTACGTAACGCGTACAAAAGCTAAAGGTACAGGTACAGAGGCTATGGACAATCGAAAGATAAAAACAAAAACCGTAGAATATAACGTAGGTGACAGTGGTGATATAACTAAAACAGTTACAAAAAGTAAACGTAAAGGAACTATACATACTTCACAAACTAAAACAAAATCAAAGAAAATTAAAAGTGGAATTGGTAAATACTTTGCAAAGAAAAGAATGAAAAGAATTACTAAAAAAGCAACAAAAAACGTATAGTTATAGGCACTAAGCACAACACAATTTAATCAAATTTAATTTAATAAAATATGGAATACAATCAGCCTAGCGAGATTGTCAAAGATGTAAACTTTGGTAATACCGCTAAAAGTAAAATAATAGCTGGTGTTGAAAAACTAGCAAAAGCAGTGAAATCAACCTTAGGAGCATCTGGAAAGTGCGTAATTTACGAAGACGCCAGAGGACTTCCGGTCATAACAAAAGACGGTGTAACAGTAGCAGAATCTGTTGTCTTATTTGACCCGGTTGAAAATATGGGTGCAACCCTTATTAAAGAAGCTGCTAAAAATACAGTAAGAGAAGCAGGTGACGGTACTACTACAGCTACCGTTCTTGCTGAATCTCTGTTAAAAGAAGTAAATAATAGCAATGAAGCTATTAGAACTATAAAAGACGGGGTTAATTCCGGTCTTAAAAAAGTAAACGAATACCTAGATAAGATTTCTGTCAAGATCGAGGGCAATATGCTGGAATCTGTTAGTTCAATAAGTTGTAATAATGATGAAGAGCTAGGAAAGATTATAGCAGAAGCTTATACTAAAG